TTAAAGCAATGAGCGTGCGGGGATTCGAACCCCGGACAACTTGATTAAAAGTCAAAGATTCGAAATGCCACCAACGCCTGTAAACAAGGGATTTCTTGTTCTTTCTCTTAGTCATTTTTTAGACATTTTAAATTTTATAATATTTTTAGACTTATGTCAATACGATGATACAATATTCAGGACGGCAGATCCATCCGTCCAACACTCATATATGCCGCCCGTAAAAAGGTGTGCATCATTTCGGTTGTCAGGATCATCCCTTCTGGCAGCCGGAACTTGAATGTATTACCTGGTATCTCCAAAAACTCTTGGTAAAGCAAAAATGTATCGTAAGATTCGTATATTTGATATTCCATATCTATCCCCTCCATTTATTCCATTATATCATAAAAATATTTTAAAAACTTTTCATTTTCCTATTGACTTTACGCCTTATAAGACGTATAATAAGGCCATAAGATAAAGCAAAGGAGATACGAAAAATGAAAAAATACAACTTATCAAAAATTATGAAAAGAGCATGGGAACTGGTAAAGAAAACATCCTTCGGAATCTCCGAAGCTTTAAAGAAAGCATGGAAAGAAGCGAAAATGGGAGGAACAAAAATGACAGGAACAGAGAAACAGATCAGTTTTGCAAACGATCTGATCAAAAAAATGAACGAGCAGTTTGATGCTCTGATCGCAGAGTGCAAGGCAAAATATCCGGAAAGCGTGAGCATGTGGGAATCTCGCAAGGAAGAATACAACAGAATCCTTTCCGAATCTGATGCCGGACTCGTAATTGATCTGCTGAAGTGGAACAATGAAACAGCTTACATGAAATACTACCAGAGACTTATGTTTGATCTTAAACACGAACGCAATACAATGTGCAGAAGAATTTTAAGTGAAGTTTACGGAAAATAATTACAAGAAAGACATTGTAGCAAGACGCAAGTGATGTATATGCTGACCTATCGGCTACGGGGAGAAAGAGGTAGAAAAATGAAAATCAATGGAATCGGAACAATTAAAAAAGAAGAAGCAATGAAGATTTTAACGAGAGAAGGAAGGGAGGCAGTTAAATCTGGGGAAATTACAACTGAAGAGCTTGGACGCATGTATAAGCTGGAAATGGTTAAGAAATTATCTAAAATCGGAAAATACGGTTGTACGTTTGCCGAAAATTATAATAGAGTGCCGCAAGAAATCGCCGATAAGTTATCACCGGAAGAGATTGCCGAATTAGTAGATAGTTTTTATGATTGCTATAGTGATGGGAGAAAGAGGGGTGAATAGAATGAGGGAACATTTAAGCAGCGTGCAAAGATTAAGAAAGGCTACAGGGCTAACGCAACAAGAACTTGCCAATAAGACTGGTATTAACATTCGGCAGATACAGAAATACGAGTACGGAGAGTACGATACCGGAAAAATGATGCTCAGGAACGCAATTGCTCTGGCAGATGCGCTGGAATGCGATGTACGGGAATTGATCAGATAAAAAGAAAAGGATAAGCATTAAGCCTATCCCTATCTTTTAGCTATTTAAAGCTACTTCTAATATTTCAATCCGCGAAACTGTGATTTGCTCAGTCTCCGCAATACAGAGCATCATCTGTATTGGACAGTTTTATAATACCACATTTGTACGGGTGTGTAAATACATTAGTAGTAATTGCGTGGAAATTTCACCCCTCAGAGATTTAATCTCCGAGGGGATTTTTATTAAATAGATGTGGTCTCTTTACTGTAAATTACCGACATGAGCCTTGCATACCATGGCGCTTTAGGACTCCACTTGTAACACGGAATGTCTTTACCATTGTTGTCCTTGTAAATCTTCTGGATGATTTTTAATTCGTCTGGATGACCCAATGTTATTACTTTTTGACCGTCAAAATAATACACTGCACCTTTTCCCTCTACTGTAAATAAACATTTCATCTCTTCTTCTCCTTCCTGTTCGATTCCTGTATTCTGGTTATTTTTTTGTTCGCTGCATGCAGACGCTCTACTGTCAATCGCCTTTGCAATCAGCTCCGCAATTCCTTTTGTACCTAAATTTCGATATCTGGCCACATCACCTGTGCCAGTGCAGAATAATGTCTCCACGATCATGCCAGGCATATTAGATACATTCAGATCATGGTATCCCGAACTGTACTTTACACCACGGTTAGCAAATCCTTTATTTGCGAAATTCTGGCAGATATTGCTTGCGATCGTGTTCATTGTCTGGTTAGATGCATCGTATAACCACACCTCTGTGCCGCCCGCTGACGCCGCTCCTGCCGCATTCATGTGCAAGGTGACATAGATATCGCACCCCGCACTATTCGCCTTATTTGTGCCGTCAGACAGCTCACCAGACACATTGGATGCGTTGGAATTACAATCAACCACAGTATGACCGACAGCCTGCAACATTGGTGCAAGCTCATTGTAGATTTTCCGCACTTCTGCCTGCTCATCGATCAGACCGATTGCACCTTTACAATTCGGGGAGTGTCCTCCCCTTAAGCCAATTTTCATTCTTTCTCTTCCTCCTGCTCTTCTGTTTCAAATGCTTTTTCCAGTTCCTCTACGGATGCTCTGCCAAATTCGTTCTGTTCGCTCATGTTCTCACCTCCTTGTGCGACGTCGCACAATAAAAGAGAGCCTGTTTCCAAGCTCTCTGAAATTACCTACTTATATGTAAGTGCCCTCTCTGAATCTCTTGTTCCAGGTGTTGTTGGGTCTACCACTACACCAAGGATCGCCAGAATCGCAAAGAGTGCATTGATTACAGTCAATAACTTATCTCCAAGGTCTCCAAGGTCGATGGTAAGACCAAACACTGCCGCAATTGCCTGTATCAACAGTAAGATTGCCGGGATCAGCGCTACCCAGAAAGCCTTGTTTTTAATTCTTACAATCCAGTTAATCTTCTTCATTTTTCATTCTCCTTTTTACAAATACATTGCTACTACAGCCCCGATCACGGCTCCGATCAGTGCTGTCACGACCCCATCCCACCGTTTGGCTGGTGTCTGCTCCAGATGCGTCACTTTTGCGGTTAACTGCACCAGCGTCTGGTTCATAAAGCCAACCTCTTTGGTCAACCCCACCATTTCCTGTGCTAATTGATGTACCACGCTCACAACGTCCTCTGCTTCTTTCATTCGATGCTTTAATGAGCCGATTTCTTTTCCGTGCTCTGCAAGTTTCACTTCTACTTCATTTTCTGTCATGTTTTCCCTCCGGTTTTTTAAGTATAAAAATAAGACCATCACGGTCTTGCTCTAATCTCCATATTCGCTCCTTTAATCAATCATCTGTAATCCACGTGAACGTTGCGTGACGTTCTGTCCATGCGGCATTCTCCACATAAATCTTGATCCCCCCATCTTTTCCTATGCCGTATCTTCCCGTTCCAAATATGTTAGGTCCTGAAACTTCACTATAGGGAGCAAAGAAATCCATAACCGGTCGATATCCTACTGGAATTTTCACTTCGTTGAATACCCCGTATTCGCCACTTCCCGGAAATTGTGCAATCATTGTGATCTTGCATGTTACCATACATCCTCTTCTTTTTAGTTCCACACGGATGTTATTAGCGGAGTTTGTGCTTGTATATGGACCTTTCACGGTGCCGGAGTCGTAATTGCGATACGCATATATGCTTATACGTGGGGATACAGAATTTCTTGCATATATCATTTCATCCTCAAACTGGATTGTCGTTGCTTTTCTCGTATTTTCATTTGTAAACATGATGTTTTGCAAGTTCACGCTCATAGTAGCTCGATCTGTTGCCAGAGCCTTACCAGAGAAAGCCAAATACGCATTACTCAATGACGCAACATTTTCCACTGCTCCTTGCACGATTTTCTTGCTAATAATCTTTCCGGATGTAACATCGATAAGCATTGTTCCATTCTTATCCTTAATAAGTCCGGCAGTTACAGTTCCAAGATCTGCCGCTATCGCACTTAAAGTCTGTGCGTTTAAGTTATCAACAGAAATATAATGGATCACCCACCTACTTCCATCCCACCGCTTGATCGGCTGACCGGATGCTGTCTGCCATAACTGGCCAACTTTAGGATTTGACGGAGCCGTAGAAGATACAATTATGCCACTTGGTCCTGTTGCTCCTGTAGCACCGGTCGCTCCCTTATCACCATATGCTCCGATGATACATGGTGCTGATTGATACGTGCTACCATTTGTATAGGTAACAACTTCATAATTCCACAGATATTTTTTTGACGCCGTTATTGCTTGTACAGTTGTAGTCCATCCTGATGTGGACGCCGACACACCGCTTCCGCTTGCCGTTGCAAGATAATAATTCGTGATAGACTTTATTCCGTTTCCAGTTACCCCTTGTGGTCCCGTTGCACCAGTTGCCCCCTGCGGTCCTTTCGGGCCAGTCGCTCCTTGTGGCCCCTGGGGACCTGTTGCACCTGCATTCCCTTGAGGTCCTTGTGGACCGGTAGCTCCTGTTGCTCCTTTGTCTCCGTATATCCCGATTATTTTTGGTGTAGTGGTCGCTGTCGTATTATCTGTAAACGTAAATTTTTCATAGTTCCACAAGTATTTATTTGTTGCTGTCATCGTCGGAACTGATGTACTCCAACCGCTTGACGCTGTTGTAATTCCTGTTTTTGCGGAAGAAATCAAATAATATTCTGTAATAGTTTTTATCCCTCTTCCTGATGTCCCCGCCGGCCCTTGTGGTCCATTATCACCTTGAGGTCCCGTTGCTCCCTGCGCGCCCTGTTTCGATTTCGAAACCGTAAACCGTCTTGTGATAGAATTTCCGTTGTATGTTACTTTAATGTCAACCCATCCGTTATCCGTAGATAGAGCGGATACCTTGTAAGTACGTGTACTTAAATCCCATGTACCAGCAATTCCGGAAGATTTTGTTACGGTGTAAGTAGCGACTTTTGAAACGTCCTGTGCGCCGTTGTAAACCTGCACTTTTGTAGAGCAATCTATAAAGTTTCCACCGTTTCCGTTTGTGTCTGTTGCTACTGTTTGGGAATCGTTGGACAATGTTACTACTAAAGTTTCTATGTCCTCAGGAGCGGGAGACCAGTCTGTGGCTTTATTACCCTTTTCAAGTTTGATATTTCGAATTCTCCATTTTTTACCCACTTCATTATTTGATAACATGAAATCTATTTTTCCATTTAAAGATGTAGATGGATATTTTAATTTCAATGAATATTTTGCAGGCGTTTTGTTAATTGTTTGATTTTGATCTGGAGTACCAAAATCTGTTTCTAACACAGCAGTTTCAGCAACAGTGTCTACCAGATACGCTTCGTAACTCACTATGTATTCAACATTTTTTTCTGGTATAAATTCTTGAACAAATCCAGACCATGTCCCACCAATCGTAACTTCACACCATCCATTAACCATCTGGAGAGATTTTGTATTACTACCTTTAATCCAATGGTTAAAAGTATTAAACCCTGTGTTTAATAGTAAATTCCTACCGCCAATCTCCAAATTATCCACATCCGTAAGCACAACAACACTCTGCGTATCCAAAGCATTTATAGTCCCGTCTGCGCTGTAAAGCGTGCAGCGGAGTATTTTCGCAGTTGCAGTCGGTGTATACTCCTTTGCACTTTCGTTCGCAGATGAGGTGTATTTCACGGAGTATGATGTTCCGTTGGTTGACTCTTCGATTTTAAATCTACCATTATATGGTATCCTTGTCACACTGTCTCCATCTCGATAAAACGACCGGAATGTTATTTTAGATGGTGTTAAAGCTCCGTCTGCACCTTTTTTAATAGCGGTATCGGACGCTTCCAGGATGTAGCTTCTTGAGTTTGTTCCGTCTTTTCCATTTTCGCCTTTGATCTTTGTCCATGTATATTTCGTAGCATCTGTACTATCTGCCTGTGTATAATCTGTATACTGCCCGATATAGAGCTTATTTGTACCATCCGTGGTGGAAAATCCCGTCTTGCCATCTGCGCTGTTTGCATAGGCGATATGTAGATATGGGGTCTTTCCATCAGCTCCCGGCTTTCCGGGTGTTCCAATCGCCCCATCTGCGCCTTTGATCTTACTCCATGCATATTTTGTCGGGTCTGCGCTGTCATTTTGCGTAAAATCAACATACATTCCGATATATTCCCGATTACTGTCGGATACAGAAAAATCTTTAGACCCATCTGCGCTGTTTGCATAAGCAATGTGGGTGTACTGTGTTTTTCCGTCCTTCCCATCTTTTCCCGGGATTCCCTGATCCCCTTTTGGACCCTGTATACCTTCCAATCCCGGAGCGCCTTGTGGACCCGGAGGTCCCTGTTCGCCTTGCTCTCCTTTCTCACCTTGCGGACCCTGTTCTCCGTCTTTTCCATCCTCTCCATCCATTACATCCGTGATCGTAACCTCGTAATACCCTCTACGCACGCCGTTTTCAAACGCCGTAAAAGAGTACACTACTTTTACATCCACATCCTCTGCATTAACCGTAACGCTCTTACCAACGTAAAACTCTGTCCCATCTTTACTCCACCGGATTTCCAGATTTCCTGTGACGTCCACGCCGTTATCGTAAGCGTAAGCGGTCAGAGTAGTGCTACCGATGCCATTTTTAAAAATAATGCCGTTGTTTGTTGAGATAGAGCAAGTATAAACCTTATTTTTATTAATAAGGTCTTGCATCCTCTGTAATAAGCTGTCCGAAATTTCCGATGTCAGCTCTTTGTAGTTTGTAAATACCGTCTTTGCAGTTTTTGGATTGGTAAGACTCCTGATCTGTTCTGATACTCTTGCCTGTAGATAAAGGACTGGTGTCCACTCCTGATCCTGCATCCTTACCGTATCCCCGATGTTGGTGTCAAAATATCCGTCCACCTCGTAAGTCACCACCGGTTCAGATGCTGTTTTAAGATCAGACAGAGCCATGCTATAGAGCTTGTCCTTGCTGTCTGTATCGTACTCTTTACGCATCAGGATATAAGCATCAGCCTTATTTACGATGTTGGATGGGAACCGGTCCCTTGCCTGCGGTGCGCGGATGATCGCACCGTCTGTAAAGTACTCGATATTGCCGTTTTCATCGTATTCTTTCTTGTCAAGACCATTGATTGTCAGACCGTCCTTTCCGGTCGGCTGGATGCAGGTGTAAAGCTTCTCGGCATCTGTGGTTTTTCGAATTCCGGTAATTCCTTTCCCGTACCGCAGTACAATGTCATTCCGGTATTCTCCGACTCCGCTGTCTGTATCGGAGTGTTTCCGATATACATTTAGGACAATCTCTTTTAAAGAGTAGTCTCTGTTCAGTACTGTCTCAAATTCGATCTCCGCAGAAAAGACATTAGCCAGGGAGAATAATCTCTTTAATACGGACGTTGTACCGGTCCATTCGTTGGTAATCCGTTTGTCCGACACCTCATTGAGTCCCAATTTTAGTGTTCTCTCAGCATCAAAAATAGCGAGGTACTCTTCAAAGCTCATTGCTTTTCCGGCTTTGTATTCGCCGGCATCCTCGTTTATAAGCTCAAATGACAGAGACCATGCCGTAGCGGTAATTATCTTCTCCGTCTGATCGGTATTTACAATATTTAAGTAGTAAGATTTACCCTTGTGTGTAAAGGCTACCTTGTTTCCGACTGTAACATGTTCTGCGTCTGGATGTTTTGCGTTTACCGTAAAAGTATAGGTATTCGCTGCTCCCTGTAAGTATTCGTGTAGCTCATCACCCCAGTAGTGCATGGACTTTTTGTGCGCATTATCCATAAACGCTACAGGCGTGTTATTTGCACTTAAAATCGCAATTCTAATGCTGTCCATTACAAGTATACCTCCCTTATTTTTGCTTTAATCTGCGGCGGCGGAGAGGAGAAAGAAGAGTAGCAGAACTGAACTTCCGTTGTTCCGGGTGGAACTTTCGGATAATTGGATCCATTAATCTCATCTCCTTTTGCCGGCATCCCGTTTACATAGACCTTTGTACTCTCTCCGTCTATAGACACCACATCTCCGGCGCGATACCGGTTTGGCACATCCTTATACTTATCGACATTGTCTTTCCGGAACCAGATACTTTTTAAATAGTTGTGCGTAACCAGCTGATTTCCAAGATCTCTACTTCCCCACTGCCCGATCCAGACCTGTATCTTCTCACACACCATGTCTTTAATCTCCGGGATAGTAAAGTAATAATACTGACCGTACCAAAAGATCCGTAGCCTGTCACCCTCTTTTAAAAAATCATTATGACCGCCACCCATCTTCAAATTAAATGGGTTTCCCTCATAAGCTGTCGGCTGGAAATCCAGTGTCTTGATCTTCTTGTTTTGTGGTGCGAACCAGTCCACATGCGCCGTATTGCCAACCGTATCACTCTTGTTAATAGACATGGCACATATCACCTTGTTATCTCCAGTCAGGAATGCAATAGTCTGCGCTCCTGTCTGTCCCATCAAGCCGGTTTCGAACCAGTGCTGCGTGTAACAGTAAAAGTTCTTCGCTCCACGTCTGCCCTCACTGTCCACCGGGATAGTAAGGGTTTTCATTCCACCGTTCCAGTATCCGGATGTTGCTTGTCCACCTTTTAATGCCATCACATTGTATCCAGCAACATTCTTGACTTCAAGTGTTCCCTGTGTGGTGTTTTCCGGATTCTGATAAGAGGTCCCGTGATCGTCTTGAAACAAGCCGTAACCGTTAAACAGTTCTTCGGACGCTTCGTAGTTTTCTCCGTCCGCCTCTTCCTCTTTCCCTAGCTGGATCACTCCGTACTGGCTCACAAGTCCGATAAATCCGTTTTCATGATTGTGTGTGATCTCATAGTCCACGTCCGCCCATTCGGTGCCGTTGTTTTGGATGGTGATGGTCTGGTACCCGTCTTTTTGTACTCCGTCAAAGGAGAATTCTGCGGTAGAGTATGCTACTCCGTCCGGAATGAGCCATGTGATTGTGCCAGTGCTGTACATATCATCCTCTCCCAGCACCGGTTCCCCATCCACGATTGCTTCATAGTAAATGCTTGGTTCGTCGGAAAAAATCAGTCTCTTTGGTTCTTTACTATACAGAATTTCTGACATTTTTCTGCGGAACTCACTGAGTTCCCTTGCCGTAGAGTTTGAAATACGAAACTCCATTACAATCTGTTTTGTAGAGTACGTGGAATGCGTAAACTCTCCTCCATTTACATTTTCAATGCTCCTTGTATTATTTGTGATGGAAGGTGATAAGTTCCGGTCAAGTCTTGTAATCTTAACCGGAATCTCTACGCCTCCATATGTTGCTTTAAGCAAGCCCAACTCTCTCACCTCCTAATAGTTTCTCGAAATCATCCATCTTTTTTATCATCGGTCTTGCATATCCAACCGTCTGCTGTGCGACAACTCTTCCGTCCAGCGTCGTTGTCAGATTGATATTTAGATTAATATCCTTTTCGCCCATAATCTCCAAGATTGATTCCTTAATATAGCCTTTTAACGATCTCAGCGGCGTGATTGCTTCTGCTTCTCTTTCCGCAGCACCACCGATTCCTCCAGACGGCATCTGGAATAATGCTGGTTTCGTAAGGATTCCACCATCTTTAAACCATTTCACGTCCAACATCGGCAGACTCGGTAATAGATCGGAAAAATTGATATCTCCAATACCATCCTCGTACCCAACTCCACGATAAGCAGCCGCAAGGCTTCCATACGTAGACACTGCGTACCGGATGGATGCAAGCATATTAGATAGTGGATCGTATATATTTTTGTCATATCCAGCCATCGCATAGGCTCTAAATGTTGGGTCAATGACCTGCATGAGTCCCTTAGATGGCGTTCCATTAACTGCGTTGATATCCCAGTTGTTGATCGCATTCGGGTTTCCGCCGGATTCAGTCTGCATCTGGTACAACAATCTCTGTAAATTTGCTTCGGAATACTGCCCCGTCATCTGTAATGCTCTTATTGCAAGCGTTCTCCACTGCTCCACGCCGGCACTCGGATTGTAATTAACGTTCGATTGCGTATCAAAAATTCCTTTCACAAATCCGACCACGCTGTCAAACACCGTATTCACTGCCCCTTTCGCAACGGAAATCCAAGGTTCGAATGCTCCAGACAAATCCGTAAATTTATCGATTGCAATCTGCACAATTTTACTCGGGTGCGTGATATAGTCCCACACGCTTCCGGTAAAGTCTTTAACCGTATCCCAGACACCGCCAAAAAACTCACCGATTCCACTTGCAAAATGCGGAAGTTCTTCCAGAAAACTCTTTGTTTGGTTGGCTGGCATGATTTTCGTTCCCTTTTCCAGTGGCAGGACTACGTCACGCCCCTCTGGAATAAATGGTTTTCCATGTGGCGGAACGATCATTTCTTTGTATGTAGAGCCTTTCTGGTCGTTTACGATACCTAGCGTGTCTTTTGGGATGCCACCAGTTCCTCTTGCAAACTTCGGGACTTCCCACAATGCAAATTGCTTGTCCGATCCTACTTTATCAAGCACCCAGTTTACACCATTAATTACGCCATTTACTGCTCCACCTATTGGTTTCACAATTGCGTTCGCAATCCCTTTCACGATTCCTCCAAGAGTATCCTTGAGATTGTTAAATCCGTCTTTAATAAACTTCCAAACAGAAGAAAAAGCGTCCATAGCTTTCTCTTTGATCGAATCCCATATTCCACCGAGCGTGCCCTTAATGCTGTTCCAGATTCCAGTTGCAGTATCCTTGATTCCATTCCAGATGCCGGAAAAGAAATTCGCAACAGGGGTGAATATAGCACTTGCGGTGTCTTTTATCCAATTCCATGCGCTTTTTAATGCAAATTTTATTACTTCCCATACTGTATAAATAACAGCTTGAATCGCGTACATAACCGCACCGATCGTTCCCTCGATAAATTTCAGAGGTCCTTCTATTACGTTATAAATCTGCTCCCAGATATCAGCAAAGAAATCCTTAATGCCGTTCCACACTCCCTGGATTTTTTCCGATATAGAGTCCCATAATCCAGACATCCAATCTTTAAATGCATTCCATTTTTCGGACAGCCAGTCTGTGATATCTCCCCAGTTTTTTATTACTGCCACAACTGCTGCAACCACTGCAATAATTCCGGCAATAATTCCGGCTACTGGTAATAGCACTCCTGTCAAGAATGCCATTGCACCTCCAGCCGCTGCTATTCCACCAGCTACAACCGCAAGAATCGGTAGTAAAGCCGAAATCACCATTGCAATCCCACCGATTACGACTATAATAGTCTTGCTTGTTCCAGAAAGACTGCTAAACCACTTTGCAACTTTCTGAATGATAGGAACAAGTGCTTCCAGAATTGGGGCTACTGCTTCTGAAATGGCACTCCCAAACTCAGCCATAGCCAACTTTACGTTATTTAGCGCAACCGTTTCTTCGTCAATCGGGTCTAAAGTATTGCTGAAAGTCGTTTCCACAGTCCCCTGACTGTCTGAGGCAGCGCCTCCTAGGTCGTTCAGGTTTAGAACCCCTCTTTGGATGGCATCTACCATCCTCACAGCACCTTTTGTTCCGAATACCTCGGCGGCGGCGTTTAATGCTTCCGTCTGGTCAGTCGCATTCAAAATTTTATCCTGCGTTTCTGCCAAACCGTCAGTGAGTGATTTCCCGTCTTTTGCATAATTTACCGCTGCCTTTGATAAGCTGCTTAATGCGGCAGACCCGTCTACTCCTGCCTGCTCAAATGCCCCCAACAGCTTTACTGAGTCCGAGAAACTCAATCCCAATTCTTGTAGCTGTGGTGCTCCTTCAATCGCTTTCTGAAATAGATCGTCTACAGATACGCCCGTGTCTTGCGCTGTTTTTGCAACATCATCAAGTACGCTGTCTAGATCATCACTCGACATGTGGAATACGCTAATCGCCTGTTTTGCGTTTTGCGTTGATGCTACCACATCGGATCCAGTAATTTCCGAAAACTTCAACATTTTTTCAGATGCATGTTGTAATTTTTCATCGGTGAACCCGAACTGCGTATTCATCTCCCCAATTACTTTTCCGATGTTTTCAAGGTTGTCTATCGGAAGGCTGGACGCAATGCTTTTATAGACATTATCCATTCCTTCAGCAAGCTTCCCTGTAGCACCTGTCGCTGTTATGATTGCATCAGATCCGGCATCTACCTCATTAAATGCTTCTTTTGCGTTGTCACTAAACTCTTTTATCTTCTGCCCTGCATCTGCTATGATTTCAGCGGCTTGCATCATGTTTCCTGCAACAATTCCTTTTCCGATACCGTCCAGTGCTTCTCCTGCCTCACCTGAATTCTTCTTCATCTCGTTCAGGTCGTTGTTCACTTCATCAATACTCGCCCCGTCATCTACCTTATTCAATGTAGCTTTCATCTTTGACAGGTCAGTTTCTGCCCCAAACGCTTCTTTTCCTATCTTGTTAAGCGCTACTGTCAGATCGTCACTGTTCGCCGTTCCATTTTTTATGGCATTCGTCAGCCTCGTTCCGAGGATGTCCTGAAAATCATCTAGGGACTTTCCGGTTGCTTCAAACAGCGTCTGCAACTGCTTCGTGCTTTCTTTTAGGGATTTCTGCTCAGTCTCCATTCGACTAATCTGCGTGGTGTAAGATTTTAAATCCTGTTCCGTCTTCGCAATTTCCCTCTGAAATTCTCGGTATTCTTCTGCTCCAATGTCACCAGATTTGAACTTCTTTTCTACTTCTCCCTGTGCCTGCTTTAAGGCTTCCAGCTTTTCCTTGGTATTTTCGACCTGTTTACTTAATAACTCCTGTTTCTGTGCAAGCAACTGCGTATTCTTCGGGTCAAATTTTAATAATTTATTTACAGAGCTTAATTCGCTACCAAGACTTTTTGATGTATCTTCCGCGGATTTCAAAGCTTTGCTGAGTGCCGTTGTATCCGCACCGAATTTAATTGTGATTCCTTTTATTTTGCTATTCGCCACTTTCTCACCTCTTTAAAAATTATCAAAATCTTCCTGTGTTGCTTTTCTCGCAGTAGGATTTTCATCTTTTTTCTGGTTGTCTATATACTCTTGTACATAGTCCAGACAGTCACCGATTGTCATTTCTTCCATGTCTTCGCTGGTCAGTCCAACCTGTCTGCACACATAAAAAAAGGACTCATTTGTAAACGGTTCTCCGCTGGATGAATCCTGATCATTTATTTTTTTTTACTTGTTGGCATGGTATCTGTAAGCAGATCCTTTACTTCTCCCATGATTTCATTGAGCGGGAATACTTCGAATCCATCCAGCCACTCCAATGGATCAGGAATCGTCCTGTCTGCTGTTTTAGCCATTGTCCAGATGATGTCATAAAATACTTCCATGTCCATGTGGTCAAGAGAAGCAAAAGAAATATCCTGTATTCCAAAATTCCTTTTCGTTCCTTTTCCAAACACTTTCGCTACTTTCATCAGGTCTGCAAAATAATCTCTTCCAAACTGCGCTTTATATCGTTTCGGCAATGCTGCCGTTGATTTTAATTTCACTTGTTTTTCGTCAATGTAAATTGTTTTTTCCATAACATCCTCCACTTTTTCTATTTGGGCAGATCGCTCCGCCCTTTATTTCGCTTTACCTACTTTTGCCTTTCCAATCTTCCCCCTGCCTACCAAGGCGAGGTCTTCAGGGGGTGCTATTCCCCCGATTTTTCATATACTGTTGTATACCAAGAGTTATATGTTGCTTCATCAACTCCTGCTGCTGTGGATGCTTTAACTAAGTTGTCTGTCGGTCTCGGACTTGCCACAAGCGAAAGTTCTGTTGTGTTCGGTTCTCCACTGTCTTTTGTTGTACTTCCGACAGATGGTCTGTTTACAGAGCAGTAATAAAAGAGGTGTCTAGTTGCCTTGGCATCTCCCTGAAATTCAAACATCAGTGCGATATTCGCTACCTGTGCGTCAGAGTTTTCGAGAATCACTCCTTTTTCTGTTTTCTCCTCTTTTAACACTTCTGTGCGGAAATCTTCTGGAACTCTCGCAAGCGTCAGAGTACCTTCGTATCCCTGATTGTTTGCGTTTGTGTAATAATCAATGTCATCAGCTTTAAATCGGATCAGATCACCACTCTTGTCGAATGTGATGCTTACCGCACCCGGCAATTTCTTCGGTGCACCGTACGTGATTTTTCCACTCTCATCCACTGTAACAACAGCGTAATAACAGTTTCTTAAGCCAAATTCCACTTTGTTTTCTTTTGCCTGTACAGCTTTTGTTGCTCCTGCCATATGTTACCTCCTATATATCAATTTCGTATGCTTTTAGATACATACCTTCAGAATCTAAAAAACTCTCGTACGATTCGTACGGGAGTTGATTATCGTTTAATAGTTGCTTTACCCTTTTTTCCAACTCGATATCTTTGTACTCAGTGTACACCTCAATCGTGACGGCATACCCTTCGTGATATACAATATCGTCTGCATAAAACGCCACATCCTCGTCCGCATAATACACGATGTACGGGAGAGCCGGAACTTGACCGGGAGCGAAACAGCGGTATGCGATTGGTAGATTCAATTCTTTTAAGATACCTTTTAAATCTGGCAATGTCATTTTCACAGTCTCCTTTCCAGCTCTTCAACATATTCCTTTATGGACTCCTGTTCCACTTCTTCAATGTGTGGGTATGCCTGTACTTCACCTATTTTTCTGCCGCCACGCTTCAACTGGTGTCCTTTTTCCAACAGATGGGTCAGGCGGTATGTTGGGGATCTGTTGTGCACCGTAATTCCACTCCTGTCTGTTGCCCTTGTCCATCCTTTCGCATACCGCCCACCGTTTTTGCTTTTTGGGCTGTTTGCTTTCAGCTTCTTCACACATTTTTCAGATACATTCATCGCAACTTCCTGTGTTGTTTCCTTAACTTCTTCTGTGTATTCTTCCATCTGCCGCATGATTTCTCTTGCCAGCCTGTCAGCACTTATACTCTCGCTCATTTTTCAATCCTCTCCGTACAGGTCAGTTCCAACTCTTCCGTGCTGATTGGATATGTCTTAATCACTTTCAACTTCTTTCCGCGAAATCGGATATACCTCTGCCCTTCATATTCGTAAGGGTGCACGATCAAATTTTCTGAAATTTCCATATTGTTCTGTCCTGCAAGGTAGAATTCATTTCGGGGAACTTTTTCTTTACAACACCAGATCTCTTGTTCCGCTTCAATTGGTATTTGCTGACAAATCTCATCCTCTCCGTATCCATTGGCAGATATCAATACTACTTTTTCATCCCAAGTCCTCATTTTTGCACCGCCTTAATCATCAGATTATTTATCCTAAACCGGATACTTCTCGGAATCACGCCGTCTTCTGGATGGCTGTACTTCCACGTAGCCCAATCCAGTACGAGCAGGATGTGGTCATATCTCTCTTCCGTGATGCGAACGCCGTATACATTTTTGCATTCGTCAAGAATACCATCTATGATCGCATAAAGGACGGAATCCCTACTATCTGTAGAGATTCCAAGTCTTTCTTTCAATAATTGCAATACAATCACTCTCATAAGCATACTCCTTATGAATTCGCCATGATCCCCTGTTTTTTCATCTCCGCAAGAATCGCATTGATTTTATTTTTTAGGTCAGTTGCTGTTTCTGTTGACAAATCTGCAATCAAAGCCATCTGTTTCACGCCGCCAAGCGTTGTTTTATTCGCCGCTGGAAGAGTGTAGCTTGGTCCAGCAGGTCCCTGCGCACCCGGATTGCCTTTTTCGCCTTTTGCCCCTGCTGGTCCTGCTGGTCCTGCTGGTCCTGCAGGTCCAACCTGCTCGTTCTTCACGCCCTGCTCTAACTTATTCAGTTTCTCCGCTGTAATAACGTCATCATTATTCCATGTAGTTGGTTCGTATGCCATTTTGAATACCTCCATTATACTATTTTGCTTTACCTACTTTTGCCTTGCCTACTTTCCCTCTGCCAACTAAGGCTACATCGTCAGAGGGAATTATTCCCCCGGTGTGTATGTAATGTAGAATCCAGCGTCTGTATCCGTTTTCTTCACATCGTATCTTACAACTCCGGCAAGCAGTTTGCCGTAAATCTGGTTATCTACCCATTCAACGCTTGTCTGTTTGCGGTCGAAGAATGTGCAGAATGATTTCGGATCACCGACAAAACCTTTTAATTCGCCAGCTCCTGCGATCATTTCGTCATCCAAAACGATTACCTCTTTACCAAACAGCATCTTTCCGCTTGAGGAAGTGATAGAATCCTGCAACAGATATCTTCCATTTTTATCTTTCAGCTTGTCCAGTTCTGCGTAAAGAGAAGAGGAAATGATGAATTTTACAGGATATACTTTTTTGATTTCTTTGTTTACCAAATCTTTCAACCCATCCAGCCCTGTAACACTTTTCGCTGTTGCACTCTTTAATACAGTTGCGATATCTGTATTTCTTGTATTTCTGGACTGGTCATTGATTTCATCCCGGATCAGACCTGTTACATCATAGTCAGCGTCATCAATAGCCTCCTGAGAAATCGGAATATATCCTCTTCTTGTTGCGATGCTATAGTCGATATTTGAGATTTTTGGTTTGGAAAGCTCTGGGTTCTGTTCCAGTTCTGCAACAGTAGACATTTTACTTCCAGATTTCGCAATTACTGGATATTTTCCAGATGAACTGTTTACGCTTACATTCTTCACGTAATTTCCCAGATCCACTACATCTTCCGGCTTTTTCTGAACAGCCAGCATTTCTACCGGGATCAGGATTCCTGCATCTACTTCTTTAAAGCCCCCTTCTCTCACCTGCCCTTTTGATTTTACAAATGAGTTAATCGCACTTCTCATTTCTTCAATTTCTTCTTCATTTCTTCTACCCATGTCTTTTTTCTTCTCCCTTCTTTCCGGTGTTTTTTCATACTCCTTCATCTGCTCGCGAAGTTCAGATAATTTCGTCTCTAATTCACTTTTTCTTTCGTTGTGAGCATCTCTCTCCTGCTCGAACTTCTCGATCTCTCCATCGACAACACCTCTTTCCGCTTCGGTGTTCGCTTCACTGATCGATGTTTCCAGTTCCTTTTCTCTTGTTTCAAAATCTGCGTCTTTTCCACGCATTTCTTCCAGTTCCTTTTCTTTGTCTGCGATCTGTTTCGCAAGCATCAACTGTCTTAAAGCCATTACTTTTCTCCTTTCAGTCTTTTAATAGCGTTGTTTCTCCACTGCTCCACTTGTTTCTCTCTGTACTGCTCCACCTGTGCGTGTCTTGCCTGTACTCCGGTGTCTTCGTAGGCTGGGAATGTACATACAGATACCTCATGTAGATCAACTTCTTGGATTATCCATTTCACAGTCCCGTCATCTCTCCAGTCGGTTTCCTCTCGCAAGATGTTGAACCCGAATGAACATTGATCCACATCTCCACGCTTCACCCTTTCGTATAGGTTCATAGCGTCTGTGTCGTTTTCATTAATATTGATTTCGCCCCATAGACCTCTTGCGTCTGTTTTTAAGCGCAGGGTTCCTATTTTCGTCCGACCGAGCACAAGCGTGTCATCGTGGTTAGTCAGAGCTCGGATGTCGTTACTCATGGTGTTCGCAAATGCTTCTGGTGCAATCTCTTCATAAGCTCCCGGCCACAACTCTGTTTCGGAATTAAAAACAGCGAAGTATCCGGAAATTGTTTTCTTTCCGTCCTCCGCTTCTCGTGTTTCAAACTCCGCTTTCCACGATCTGGTTAAGTTTTCTTTTTTTCGTTCTTCCACTATTCATCACCTCCTCTTAGCTTTTTCTGTTCCCCGATCATCCCCTGTGGAATGAAGTTTTCAAGGATGATTAGATCATTCAATCCATCTTTCGGAGAGTCACCAATCAAGTTCAATACATCATTTCCTGTATAAATTCCTCGGATATATAGGTTCATGCCGATTTCTGCAAGCTCTTTGGTGTCATAAGCCATCAAACTCTTTGAGTTGCATTTAAAGTACCAATGCGGGCTCTGAATCAAACCTTTCGTAAGTGTCTGTTGGAATACGTCCGCAATCGACTTCACTCGCGTACGGACAAAGTTGTTGTATTCATCCTTGTTAAAACTTCCGACTCCAAGAAAAAAAGGCGGCACATCCAGCAGGGATGCTACCGTCCTCTTATCAATCTCGACCGATTCATTTATTGCGATATCCTTAAGGGATAGTGGCTTTACCTCGGATACCTCCAGAAATTCCGCAGGTATGATCCACGGCTCACCCGGTTTCGATTCTTTCAAATATTTTTCTTTAATTTGCTTTCTTCCGGCTTCGCTTGCAAAATCTTCCGACATTGCATCCACCTTCACAATGACGTTTGGCATGTACTGTCCGCTCATAAAAGATTTCTTTGTTGCATTTGCCTGTTTCAAATTCGATGCAATATCCTTCAAAGCAAGCCTGTAGCCCGTACCCTTCCACGGATACTCCGGATTCGGGTTGATCGCAAAGTGCAGCACTTCGCTCGGATCATATTCCTCACTTCCGTAGATCACCTTGTATCCTGTCTGCGTTTCTTCAAAACTCGTCATGGACGGATTCAGCGGAATCAACTCATCAATGTATCCATCCCTCATCACCGGAAGGACGACTGCGTTCCCGTCACCCGGCAAGAGCATTGAGTAAACAATGTTGTAAACCCACGCTTTTCTCGTCATCAGCGAATACGGATTAATGTCAATCTTCCGTGATAGCTCATTCTTAATCCGGATGTCTCCATGCGGGCCATTCTCCATCAGGTGAATTGTCATACCGGAAACCAGATCCGCAATTTTCTGACACGCCGCCCGAATTTCCGGGTTCTGCGCCAGCGTTGTGTACCCGGAAGGCAATAAAAAATCAGAGAACGTAGCTCCCTGATACACAAATACTTTATTCTGTGGTTCTGATCTAATACTCTTCTGCTTCTTTTTCTTTTCCATTTTAGCCTCCTATCCTTCGTCTTCTGCAAAAATCAGTCTCCCGTTTTCAGCTCTTCCAAGGCAAGTACATTTTCTGTCAATAAAATCATCCTTATTTTTAGCGTGAGATATATCAGTCGTATGTTTGCAATTTCCACTACATTTCTCGCATCTTTTCCCATCACATAAATAAAGGATTTCGCATTCTGTTTTCACGCCCATTCTTTCTCCTACTCTCTCTTTAACCATTTATTTGCTGCATTTCCAAGTGCCATGTCAGCCAACATCTGGCAACACGAAAATACCCCTGCATCAAACAAGTCAATTCGTCTTACGCCGCCGTCTCCGTCTACCTTTTCATATTGGATCATGTCATCCACCTTCTCGATTGCCCGTACATTCTGCACGCAATATTCAAAGGCATCCGAATGCAGATAGTAAAATTTCTTATTCTTCACTTTCACTTCAATGTGCCGAAATCCCTCAGATTTTACATAAAAATACTGTGGCTGATCTTGAATTTTAAATCCTGCTTTTTTCATTTTCAGGAAAAATTCACGTCCAAACTTCTTGTCGAATCCGACTATTTTGATTTTGAATCCCATCTTTTTCATTGAGATAAACCAGTTTACAATGTCATCGGGAAGTACCGTTGCTGTATTACTCATCGTCAGCCATCCATCCTCTTCCCAACCAAACAGTGGTATTCCATCCTCGTCACCTTTTTTAATTGCTGCAGCTCTCGGAAAGAAAGCGTGTGTGATGCAGATATCCACATCTCTGTATGTTCCATAAATAGCTCCTGCTGTCAGATCGTGAAGTTTTGATAAGTCAGCTCCGCCATACCATGTGATCGGCAGTTTTGCCAACTCTTCCAATGACCAGTTATATTCATCGTCAGATGATCTGAATTCGTTGATATCAAAATAAGCATTTAAAGCATTCGTAAAGATGTTCAGTGTTTTGTTTAAATACTCTGCTCTCAGCTGCGGCTCATTCATTGCCTGCGCCGCATCATCCATAAGGTCTTCTATTGTAACAGTAACTCCGATTGATGGCGTGCACATCTGTAATACTTCCGGATCATCCAATGTCGTAATCTCGCCTTTGCTGTTTAAAACATTGCCCTCTTTGTCCTGATCTGCTTTGCAAATAAAAATAAAATAGGAGTCATACGCCTTTTCTGTATTTGTTCCATCCAAAACTCCATGTAACGTATTTAACCTATTTGCTAAAAAACCATCTGGAATATCACCAGCCGTAGAAATACCAATCAAAAGCTTGTTTCTATACGCTTTCATAGCATTTTTCATCAGTATGTATTTCTTTGCCGCTGCTCTCTTCCAGGAATGCAGCTCGTCCAGAATCAGGCAGTTACAGTTCAGAGAGTCCAATTTATCCTCTTGGTTGGCAATCGCATACATTTCTGCGGTACCATCTCCGAAATCAATACTAATGGAATGCTCTTGGTTATTGTCTCGGATTCTCAGCTTATCAACATCTCCTCGTAAAGTCTCAACGTTATCTACCAAAAATCCAAAACTTTCCATTGTCTGCTTTACAGAGTTTGCAACAATGTATGTCTTTGCGCCGGAACATCTATCCAAAATACTCTTTGCATCAGCAAGCGCAGCACTAAAGGATGTTTTCCCCTGTTTTCTCGGTAAAAAAATAAGCGCTTCGTTGAAACGCCTGATGTCTGTTCCTTTTCGAAAGAATCCAAACAGATTCACACATACAAATTTTTGCCAGTCGGTCAGCAACATGGGAGTGCCCTTGAAGCTGACTCCATTCTTGTCCTCGCCCTGTACATGGTGGATAGTCTCCTCAATCAAATCGATCACAAAATCAAATTGATCGCTACGAAAATCCAAATCATCTCTTTCAAGGTCTGTCAGAAATCTCCTGCACGCAAGAACTCGATCCTCATTTGCAAGTATCCTTTTATTTGCAATATCCTCCGCATAGCGAACAGCCGTATCGAAATGCGGACTGTTAATATGGGATAAGTCCATTTACTTCCCCTGTTGTTTTTCCAGTAATAATGCAAATGCAGATTTCTCTTTTTTCGGCTGTTCAATCTCCGCATTGTACGTTTTTGCATTTAGCATCAGTCTGTCAGAATACGTCCCAATATCTTTTCGGAGGTTTTCAAGACTCACGAGAATAGGGCTTTTTTTACCCCCACTTTTCTCCGTGTCCAGAATCACTTCATATTCAGACTCTTCAAACTTCTTGCTCAGCACATTGTACTGGTAAATCATATCTGCATAGATCTCAATGACCTGTTTGTACTGCACTTTGTAGGTTCCGAGCTCTTTCATGTATTTAACTGTTCTGTCAATAATTGTTTGCCTTTGCGGTATGTATCTTGCCACCTATTCTCACCTCCCTATCTGCCGGAAAATTTATTTTCAGAATCCCGCGCTATTGGAAAGAGTCCTCTCTCCCGATTCTCCTGAGACATTTTTAATTCTCAAAAGGGAGGGGGTATACCTGGATCTCTTTGACTTCCATTTCCATTCCAACTCTATCTTTAAACCATTCGACCATGCTGTCTGCCTTTTCTTTGCCCAATGTAACTATATTTATTTTCACTGTTTCAAATTTGAGTCCACCGCTGATACTGTATCTGGTGTATACATCTCCTTCGCAACACTCCATGCACGTCTTGACAATCTCCTCGATTACGTTCATCACTTCGTATCCGTAGTCACTTACTTTCCCTTTCCATCGGATTGCATACATCTTGATTTCTTCCATGCTTCAAACTCCCTTCTCCTTTTCCTCTGCCAGTACAATCCAGAAGCCGTAACCTTATCCGTCTTCCTGTCGTGCATCCGGTCATGTTGCGCAGTGGACATGCTGATAAGATTCCAGTCCATAAGCGCAATCTCTGGATACTCTTCCAGTGGATAGATATGGTGTACTGTCGTTGCTTCTGCATACTTGCCATATCTCTTAGACTCCTGACACTGGTATGCGTCACGCCTTAGTATGTGTTCTCTTTTCTTTTTCCATTTTCGACTCTCATAAAATTTCATCTTTTCCTCACTAGAAAAGCACCCGGCTTTCGCCAGATGCTCTCTACTATTTTCCATTATTTACTTCTTCTATGAATGCTTTCATAAGTTCGCTTATCTTTGAAGCTTGACTGACTCCTGCAGTTTCACATGCTTCTGCAAATTCATCCGCTAACTCTCGCTTTATCTTGAAACCCTTTGTCATCCATCCTGCTTTCTTTTGATACTTCTCCGATGCAATCGTTTGAGGTTTTGGACTACCTACCGGCATTTCTTCCACTCCTTCCACAGTCTTGGTACTATGTCTATCAATAAATAAACAGATGCTAAAATAAGAAAAATGGATGAATAGATATTTTTATCAGATGCCACAAAATAAACGATTGCAAACAATAAAAACAATTCTCCGAATTTAGTTCTTTTCATTTCTTCCAAGATGAGCTATACTTCTATTAAGGATTGGGGCTTTCGCCCCGTCCCCTATTTGAGAGCTTCTATAAGATTGGCAATCCCAGTTAATAGCGCCCCAGTTGCGATTAACGATTCGATTATCAATCTTGGCAAGCTCTCTTTTTTCTTTCGTTTCTTGCTCATCTGTATCTCACCTCCTTACAAGTATATAATATCATATGGTTAACCATATGTCAATACTTTTCTCAGAGGTTTTTAAAATTTATAGGACTACTGCAAAAATACGTAACTTGGCAACTTTACTGGATTCTCTAACACAATGAGGAACTTGCAGTAGCCCACAATCCGGACAACGGGAATCGAACCCGTGACACACAGCTTATAAGGCTGCCGCTCTAACCGACTGAGCTATGTCCGATCAGGATGCCTTTTATTGACACCCTTTACCCTATCCGCACTCGGGTACTGACACTAAATATAGATCGCTGAATCTATTTTTTGTTTGTTTTTGCAGATCTGCGGATATCTGCGTTTTGTGATATCACTCGTAGCACTTCCACGGCATTCCGGATTTTTAATATTTACCGTGATATGCTACAAAACCGTGTGCAGGGATCGAACCCGCTTGTCCCAACTGACCACGGCATAAAAACACCGCCGGACAAGAAAGGGGGAAAGTCCGGCGGTGTTCCGAATGTTTGGAAAGATTTTGAAGTCTTTCTTCTGACTCCATGTTATACTATATATTATTTAAAACGGACAATGTGGACAAAACGGACAAACTTTTATTTTTCTTTCATCCACCTTTGAAATTCTTTTCTCGCGCTTTCTCCTGTGCAATTTCCTTTCATTTTCGCAGCCACTTCATCCCACGTCAGTCCTTGCATGACCCTGAACCGGATAATCCTCTGCATCCGCACCGGAGCTTTATTGATTACTCGCTCTGCCTTTACTTTAATCAGCTTCGCATTCCTCTTTCGCTCTTCCAGTAGTTTTTCTTCCTCATCCACATTCACATGACTCTCTGCGCATCCGGAAATATTAAAGCTCTGCGGCTGGTATGGAAACTCCGGATTACTGCCTGTCACCTTGTCCTGTACGATCATCTTTCTTCTGTGCCGTCTGATATCTTCTTCTGTCTCTTTTACCAATGCTTTCGCATCCATGTACTCATAGATTACGTTCTTGTCCAACTCAATCACCTCCCGGGATCCGCTCTTTTATGTTGTATTTCTCTGCTATGTAGTCCACAGCGTCCTTATTCGCCGTCTCGCTGCCTTTAAAGTCACAGGCAAAGGCTTTATGCTCCTGTTGCTTTAAAGCTGTCTCACAGGGCTTTTTCGTTGCCATAGTGTATGCTTCTATTTTCTTCATGATGTCCGCTGTCTCCTTTCTGCATCTAGCTTATTATCACCATTCACTCACCCTCACAGGAAGTATGATGCCTATTATTTCTCCGTAGCGTGTAAACACGGCATTGTAGTATTCAGAGTTTCCTGGGTGTTTAATAAGATTTGGCGTGCATCCGTCGAACATTTTCAAATATTTATTATCAAACCAAGCGTATCCCCCTGTTGTCTCGTCTCTTATTGCTCTCAGAATGCTTTTGCCAGTTGTAAGCATTCTGTTTGACAACTTGGCCGCCCTCATTTGGCTCTGAATATTTTCTGTGGAAAAATGTTTCACCCCATCTTCTGGCAATTTCTTCTGCTTATCTATGTCGAGCAAGAAATCTTCTTTCTTCACAAATACAATATATCTACCTTGCGTAATCATCACTTTTCCGTCTATCTCGCCCATCATATACGATCTTGTCTTCACTGCTTCTATCTGCACTTTATCTTCGATTAGCATTTTCTCTTCTCCTTCCTGCGTCTCATGGTTTCCCTGTTCATGCCGTCACCTCAATCTCTTCTCCGGTCAGCTCTTCCAACTTCTGTCGCATTTCTTCCACTGTCATTTTCTTTGGTTCTTTGCGCTCCCAGATGAGTTCAAGGTTGCTTTTAATAAACACATCTTCTATGCGTCTGAGTGATTCCGGAGTAATTCTATAGACTTTAACGATGTCTCCTCCTGTATAACCTGTACGACCTTCACATTTCAAGTCATCAGTGTAACCGTCTATACGATTGTATCCACATTTCCTCACTACCTCCTCAGCCAATACAAGATACATTTCACCATTTCTTTGCTCAACTACCATCCCATCTCTCAAATCTGCCTTGGTAAATTCTTTGTCCATGTAATCACTCCATTCTAAGATTTTATAATTGTACTTTTCCGCAAAATCACGAGTCGAATATTCTCCGTTTCCGTAATAACACGTTCCTTCGTTGCGCATATAATTTGTATTTTTCAAATAACTTTTTCCGTTACTCCACTTCATCCCATGCTCATGCATTCTCTTGCAAAAATCTTTCGCTTCTTCCTCAGTCTTACAATGCACCGCAATCTTATTGTCTTTATTTTTAAATTCTTTCCAGTTAAATTTTTTCATCTTTTCTACCTCACTATCTTTCGCACAATCCAATCTAAAAAAATTACAAGCAACAGTATCGGAAATCCCGCAGCCATCAGGTAATCCGCACCTTCTAGTTTTACATCCTCTTCCAATCCTGTCTTTAAAGTAATCACGGTTCCCAGTCCCAATATGTAGTAAAGGGTCAGGAATGCGATTGTGATTAAAATGTCCATGTTATTCCTCCTTGTATGGTTCTGGAAGTGGCTGCCATGCGAATATTACCCCGTCATAAATCCCATGTTCGTCATACCAAAGACAGTACTCATCTTCCTTTTTAAATCTCATTCTCTTTACCGGATATTCTTCATCGTCACACGTTACAAGATATACACCTTCTTTCTTAGGCATATTTTGTTCTGTGTAAGGAATCCACCCATTATCTTTCTTACTGTCTTCATATCCTTTCTGATACCATTTTCTTCGGCTACAATCTCCGCAATTTTGAACTTCATCCATGTGAGAACGAATTATATTTCTGCACCATACTAGCTCTTCATATCGACCTTGTATTCTTCCGGCTTCATAACACTCCTCGCCATCCAGAAAACCATCATCTTCATCTACTGGAATGTTTTCAACCATGTTCACACGTTCTTCAATTTCTTCTAAAATCTCCTCTAGTACGTTCATTTATTTCGTCTCCTATTTTTCTTATCCATAACACAATAACCTTTTTCGCAATAACATTCTGTTGATTTAT